CCAGTTGTATTAACAACTAAACTATATCCGGTCACAAACTCACTATCGCAAGAAGGTGGATTCCAGGTAACAAAGAAAGTTTCCCCTACGTCTCCACAATAAGCTTTTTGTAAGAAGGCTGGTGGAGAAATATAAGGTATAGGTGTTACCTTCCGACAAGCTCTATCACTCACAATACCTTTACTTACAGAATTGCCGAAGTGAGTGGAAGTAAGATGATTGTAGATAATTAAATCTTCAAAAATATTTGGGTCGCTTTCCAAACTAACTCTAAGAATAATAGGCAATCCAGTACCGTCATCACACCCAGTGGTATAACAGGTTGATTGAATAAATATAGTAGGCTCTTTGATCGTATTATTATCAAATAATACCGTTTTATTTCCTGCTATTTGCTCCCACTTGAATTGTGTAGCATCACTTTCAATAGTTCCGCCTAATTTAAACCCAGCAGTAGGAGGACAAACAACGATATAGGAAGGGATTAACAAATTCAAAAACCGATCTTTCTTGTCCCCAATTTTCCTAAATGTTGTTGTAAGCTGATATTGATTTACCCCAACCCGTATTTTTTGCCATTCATCACAGACGAACTCCCGATAATCAATTACACCGTTATTGGGACTCCAGAAAAACGAAATTGTACAGAGACTTCGTAATTGATTTAGTAATTCATCTACTTCTGTCCCTATCAAAACAGGCGAAGTTATAGACCATTCTTCATTGATGAGATCAACGCCCTGAAAAACAATTTGTTGATACCCGTCACCCAATTTATTTATCAATAGTGGAAGTGACGCTTTTTTAGACGCACTCCACAACGGATTCAGGATTAAAACAGGCTTTACACTGCCATCATTTACGGCGTTTTCGCAATCAGCCAAAGTTGCATAAAGCCCCGGTGAGCCGTAAACACCGGACAATGTACAACTAAAATTAATGTAATCATAGTTCGGCATCAGCGAACCTCTGAGATCAGAAAAGTTGTTCCGGTGGCGTTGTAAGCGATCGCCCCAAGAGTGTCGTTTCCGGTAGTTGCAAAGCTGAGGCTTTCCCCTGTCGGTAGATTGGCCGTCAAAACCGTTCCTACCGCACCACCAACGTTTTTGATGACCACAGATTTAGCCCCTGCTGTTACCGTGCCTGTGGTAGTTGCGCTAAGAAAGCCTGGAGTTCGTTGATTTCCCGATAGCTGTCTCCAAATTGCTGACAGCCAGCCGAGTATTCCTGCCCCTCCAGTCGGCATCGTTGCCCCAGTAATCGGACTTTCTTCAGAATAATTGAGGGCAAAATGAGCCACGTCAGGGTTGCTCATTGTACCTGCGGAGGAGTTTGTGAGAGAACGCTGATAGGGATTTCCATCTCCCCCAATGTAAATGCGTGGTGTGGGCATAATTTAAAATTCCATTGCAAAAACAGAGGCATATCGAGAGGCAAAAACCCCTACCCAATTATTTTTAGTCAGGCTAATCGGGCTTGAAACTACCCAGAGCGACGATTTGTTATTAACATCAACTGCGGCGACTCTGACGTAATATTTCCCAGCCGATATGTTTGTAAATTGTGTTGAGGCAGTTGATGTAAATCTGGTATTCCCCCACAAACCATCGTCGCCAAGGCGTAATTCAATTGTGTAGCCTGTGATATATGGATCACGCTTACTATTTAGCAATGGAAAATCCCATACTGCATTGAGATCAAACAGGTCAATTGTTCGGTAGCTAAAGGTGATATTTCTAGGAACTGACACAACGACGGGAGGATTACGCCGCTCTGGCAACGGCTCAAGACTCCAGCCATTTTCAATTCGAGAATATTTGGCGGGATTGTACTCGATGGCCGTAATTTCGTGAAACATTTCCATGCTGCCAGCACTTGGAACACGATTCAAAACCCGGAATAACTGCGGCTGTACCGTAGATGACGCGAGAATCCAGTTTGACTCCGGGGGTGGTGCTGATGATAGGGCTAAATTTAAAGTGAGGATTATCGCGGCTGTTCCTGGCGAGTTGGTAACGACTCTTTCGTGAACCGTGCCATCAGCAAGCATTACCGTGAGGGTGTAAGTTTCATCCTCTAGAATTTCCACAGGATTATCAAGAGTGATTGCTGTTGTAGTGGCCGCCGCGATCAGCCCGCCATACCGGATATCAGCCCTTTTTGAGTCCATGATCCTGATAATATCGCCGGGCTTTGTATAAGTCCCGTATGCCCTGCTTTTAAAAGTTACGGTTTCCTGCTCCAGTCTGTCAGTTAGCAGCGTGGCATACCCAGCCCGTCGCGCTTGTCCTCTTGACGTGCAAGCAAAAGCAGATAGCTCAATTTCCCTTACGCCATATTTAGCAATTCCATCAGGATCGTCAATTGCTTCTACGGATTGACGGTAGAAGTCGTCAGGATTTGCCCAAGTTACTAATGCTATAGTGTGTCTGGTTTTCAGCCCTGTGCGAGTGTACGAAAACATCCCCTCTTCAATATCAGATTGGGTAAATTGTGCCACTGGTGATCCGGGTTTGTCTGCCACAAATCCGATTGCTCCAGACATCCAGTAGGAGAAGCCACGAAATATTGATAGAAACTGCTGAATTACTTTGTACGCCTCGTCTTTGCCCTCTAGCAATAAATGGCATTGAAACCTATGCTCTGTGCCGCCATAGCCATTAGGGACGTACTCATTGCAGTATTGGCTAATTTCGTATAATGCCCATTTATCAATTTGGGACTGATTGATAAATCTACCAAGTCCGTAGCGAGTATTGGTGATTAAGTCATATAAAATCCACGCCGGATCTGCCACTGCTACCGATGGCGTAGTAAAAGTCCCATTCCAAGTTCCGCTAAATGTTAGCCCCCTTGTAGCGGTAGGGGTGGCATTGCTGGGAATTTGAATTTTCCGCCCTGCTAACTTCAGGGATATTTGGGGCAATGATTGGAACTGAGCCGCCTTAAAACTAAACCCAAATAATGCGCTGTTGGGATATGCAAGTTTAACTTCAGTTGCTTGTGTGTAGGAGTGCCACCTTAAAACCCGTTGATACCGTGTTTCGTCTGCGTCCTGCGGCGTAGTTCGTTCTACGCGGACGCTGAAGCTTGAAACCGTGCCACCGGTGTTATTAACTGCAAAGGCGTATTCAAATTCTGTTATCGTGGCAAAGCGTCCGCCTATATTGCCTTCATAAACGAGAACAAACGCACCCGCACCCTGTTTAATAAAAATCTTAAACCCTACATTTAACCCCAGCACGCCCCCATCTGGCGGATATTCCTGTAGGACCACACCCAATCGAACACGAATAATATCTAGATTGGCGTTGGTAATTGTGCGGGTAACTGGGAGTAGGTTTTTCACTTCAGAACTAACGCTAGTTTCTGAGGTTATTTCATCCCCAAAACCAGGCATCCTGCTTTGCCCTTGAGTTCCGAGCCTGTAATCCCATGTAAATCCGTCGAAGTTCAGAGAGCCGTCGGTATTTTGAATAGGAGTTTCATCAAGGTAGACAGATTTTAGCCCAGCTATTGGTCCTTCTATTTCTCCCTCTGACACAATCCCTAAAACTGATGCGATTGAAACGGAAGTTCCTGATACTGCGGTTTCTGGCGGTTTTGCGGGCTTGCCACCACCACTACCGCCAAATCCTTTAAATTCTTGTTTTTTTGGCATAATCTCAGATAACAAAATCTGAGATTATATTTGCCTGTACAAGCCTTTATAATTCAGGAACCAGTAGCATTCACTCATGATTTTTGTTTCTCAAATACGTAATGCCAATCAAGCCAAAACTTGAAGCAAGCAAACTGAATTATCAAGTTGCCGTAGCTCCAATTGATATAGACCAACCGCCAGTCTAGCAATGTTAACTGGAATTTTATCTCAATCCCGTCAATTGTCGCGCCGTTGTATTTGCCTTTCGGCAAGATGGCTTTAAGTTGATTTAACATTCTAACGCTGCGTAATAATCATCCCAAGTCTCATCAATAGTTCCTGATACTGCGGTTTCTGGAGGTTTGCCGCCTCCGCCGCCACTACCGCCAAATCCTTTAAATTGTTTTTTCGGCATAACCACAATTGATGTTTGTGGTTATTTTTGCCAGGATGGGAAATGATTACCGCCATGGCTAATTGGTAAGACTGTTTAATATTCTAGTGCTGTATAGTAATCATCCCAAGTTTCGTCAATAATCTCATCGACTGTTTTCCCATTACGGAGCGCGAGAAACTTGTAGCTTGTCCAGAACTCTAGATCATCTTCAGTATATAGTGGTTTACCAAAACTTCTCATGGACAGAAGTCTTTTCCTTAATAGATTGCTTTGCCACGCAAGGCTGAAATTATTTTTTGTGTCATTAAAGTTACCCCCATTTCAGTTAAATTATATTCGTCCCTGGCATCTAAATTCTATTTCTATAAACTCAGACGCAAGCTTGTAATTTCTCACTATGTGACGGAATATATCACCATTTTGATCAGGGATATATATTCCGTCTGGGAAATAGAGAGGGATTAATGCACGCTCTAATTCCCATGCAAAACCAGAAATATTAGCGCCTGAGAAATGGCGGAATTTAAAGTTATCGGGGTGTGCGCTTTTATAAACCAAATCTTGATAGAAAGTTTGTAATTGCAATAGAAATTGAGCGCGAAAAATCTTTATATGCTCCCCATCAACATTCCACCAATTATCCCCAATATTAGCAAATATTCCAGCATCATAAATGCCGTATTTGCCATTAGCTAATTTGACGCATTTTTTAGGCGTGAGATTAGTTGAAGAAATTAGTATTGGTGAGTGCGCGATATTCGGATCAACAAATTTAGCTACATCAAATGTCATGGTATTCATTAAAATGCTACTCCCATGATAAATATTTGCCAGGGTTTAAAAAATCCCTACACCGTTTGCTGCAAATCTCTGTCTCCGCAAAATAGGACAGGATATTGCAAAAACCACCGAAGTCAAAACCCAGAACAGCGAAAGAGGGTGAAAAAGCAAGAAGCAAATAGTTAAACCCGTCAGCAATGGCGGGTTTTTTATTGCCTATTTCCCACCACCTCCACCACCGCCTCCACCACTACCACCGGAAACATAGGAAGTTGTAATCTTGGCACTGATAACGTAGATCCCCACCAACGCCACCCCGTAAATAATCGGCACGCGACCCCCTTCTTTAACGGTTGTTGACGTGCCACCAAACACTAGGGATTTTTTATCATCCCCGCTGGGTGAATCTTGTC